TGAGTATGAGTATGACTAGGATTAAAGATAGCTTCGATAATTCCAAGTCTATCATCACTATTAGTAGAAACTCCAATTAAGAGGGTAAACTTATAGGTTTTTTCATGATTACATAATGCATCCATTGAATCACTAAAATTTAGACTATTTAATTGAATTGGCAATGGTAACACTTGTACAGACGGAGTTAATAGATGCTTTGACCACACCTGTTTAAGAATGATTACAAGTTCTCCTTCTGCCATTGGATCGAGTTTTCCACAGATAGCTGCAATTGGCAATCTTTGTGATTCTATCCTGGAATTATCAGGTAAGAAATGCTTTATACGGTAATCTAGCCAGAAATCAATAGGAGTAATTCCAACAGGTTTACTAATTCTAAGCATCTTTGTATTTACACTAAAGATATTTTATCTTGTTTATGTTCAAAAAATAGAAAATATATTTAAATCATTTTTTTATATATAATATAATATCAGACCTAATCAAATAAAAAAGTAAGGCTATTCCCTTACTAATCTTTATTTTTATAAATCAAAAGTAAATTAATAGTAAAAAGTATCAGAATTTAAAAGCAAAGATAGAATATTTCCTAAAAATACCAAAGAATAATTAGTAAATGAATAGAATGTTATAAATGTATGTAACCAAATTATTCATCTTTAAAGGTCAGGACGGAATGAACGGAGGACTTCACTTGCTTGCTGACGAGAGGGATGTCCGCGCGATCCACGTGAAGGACCACCACCTCTCATAGAGCCACGAGAAGATCCTCTACCCCGATTCATACGGGGGAATTGCTCTCTGGGTTGATCATGTTGCTGTTGCTGTTGTTGATCTTCTTGCATTCTTGGCTGTCTTTGTGACTGTTGATGCTGCTGCGGTTGCTGCTGCTGCTGTTGCTGTTGTTGCTGAGACATGTTGTTGTTGTTATTGAAACGACGCTGCTGGAAGCTCTGTTTGCTTGGCCAATCAGCTTGGTTCCAGTTTACAAAAAGACCGAATTCAGAGGATTGGTGTTTCTGGTTAAATCTCAGCATCTTACGGGAGAAGACGTAGAAAGCGCGTCTCGATTCTGGATTGTTCGTGGTATGATTGCGATCGAACCAGGCTTGAAGCAAGCCAACAAGATTAGCATTACGGATAAGATCATTCATGGTGAATCCATTGAATCGATTAGTGCCATTCTCGAGATGATCGGTAGCTTCATCATGGCTATCAGCTTCATTATTAGTAGTATTAGTATTATTAGTATCATCTTGCTCAAGATTAGAATCGGAACTTGCATCCCATTTATAAAAACAGCATTCAGTGCGTGGAATAAAAGTACTAGGATTGGTGCGATCACGGCGACCATATTGGGCAACACGCTTCATAGTTTCTTCGACATTCTTAACAATGTGGAGGACGGCTACTTCAGCGGCAGCTTCGCGATCTTTCTGTTTCTTTTCGTGTTTTTCTTTCATTTGTAAGGCATTATTAGCTTCGATCTGAACGCAATTTTTCTGATAATCGCTGTTAAGACGGAGTAGTTCGGTAATAAGGGAAGGATTAAGCTGCTGTTGTTCTGTCGACATGTTGAATTGTTTGATGAAATATTGTTTATTATAATGATTAAAAAAAATTATCAATTTTTTTATCGGAACCAACTAAAACTAAAGAGACCATAGCTAAAACTAAAGAGACCATAGCTGAATCTAAGATGCCCAAAGCATATATCATAATAAACCGCGTTATCAAGCTTCAACTGCGACTTAGCTAAGAGCGAAGCTGTAAGATGTAGCCCTTAATCGTATGTGATAATATTTTGATCGGGATCCCAGATGCCTACACGAGTTAGTTCACTGATATCAGAGATTTGAGATTGTGTTGGTGTTTCATAGACGATATTTGTGTTTTTGTTGCAAATATAATCATGATTTTCTCCTCTAATCTCAAAAAAGTCCATTGAACCTCCATCATCTTCTACACTTTCATTATTATTTGATTCTTCCATAGCTGAAGTTCCATCCATTAATAATGGATTTTTAGGTGGACGACCACGCTTCTTCTTTTCTGTTAAGACTAATGGGGGATCACTAACTACTCCATTAGGTTGATTCGTACGATGTGATCCACAAAAATCATATTCACCACCATTTTCATCTTTCTGTTTACGTCTAGTACACTGAGCCCCATTAGCAGTCCTAGCCATGCATCGAAGATCCGTTGCAAGAACAGCACGAGGCTTTCTAACTGCGTTAGCAACTGCAGTCTTCTTTGTTTCTTCATTCTTTTCAAGGACTACTTTTAAGTCTTTAAGATATTTTTCTTTTAGATCATCTGGATTAATACCATAATCTTCTCCTAATTTATCCAATGTATCTGATAATACATCGATAACTCTTTTATGAATTTCAGTATAGATCGAAGTATAGATATCATTTATACTAGGTAGACATATACGTATCTCTTTACTATTACGTGTAATCGGAACCTTGACGGGAAGCTTAGGTAGTAAGACTGGTTTCAAGCTTTGTTTAAGACTCGGTGTAATAGAAGGTCTTGAATTAAGGATTGTATTTGCATTATTGTTTGCCATATTCAATAACTTTTTAACTGATAATATTGATGATGATGCACTAGTTACATCAATAATAAAAAATCAAATTTTTTATCGGTTATTTAGAAAGCTATAAAATAAAATTATTTTATTTTAAATTTTATTTGATAAATATCTTTTAAGAGTTTAATTTATAATTAAAATAAAATAAGGATAAATAGAGTTATAAAAATATTAAGTTTAAATAACATTAAAAGGGTTTCCTTTTATTTAAGATAAAATTAGCTAATTATTGTATGATTAAAGAAGCAAATTATTATAATCTTGATAAAATAGCCGAATTTAAACCTATTCCAAATAGGAATAACAATAATTATAATAATAAAAATAATATGCGAAACATGGCACAGCTTATTCCTAATAACAATATTATAGAAGACTACGATCCATTAATGAATAAAAATAAAGTTAATAATAGTATAAATAATACAAACACAAATTATATTACTAACAATGCTAATAATGCAAATAATAATTACGAAATATCAATGAAGACGAATTATAGCAATAATAATAATAATAATACAAATAACAATAATAACAATAACAATAATAACAATAGGGAAAAAGAGATTAAAAAAGATAAGAATAAGGAGAAAGAAAAAGATAAAGAGAAGAGCATATGGCGAGTATATAGTGAAAAGATGATTATAATTCATAACGACTATATATTGTCTAAAGTCCTGGGAAAGGGGTCGTTTGGTATCGTTCATCAAGGTTTTCATAAAGATACATATGAGCCAGTTGCAATAAAACTCGAGGATAAATATGCTAAGACTAGGATATTAGCTAAAGAATATCATGCATATACACAAATATATGAACCAGATTCTGGTTTGCCGAAAATACTGGCATTCGGTGAGAAAGATGATTATCAGTATATTGTTATGCAAATGCTTGGTAAATCATTGGAAGAGTTATTAAAAATATATAATGTATTTAGTTTAAAGACTGTTTTAATGTTAGCAGATCAGTTAATTGAAAGAATGAGATTCATGCATAAAAAAGGATATATACATAGAGATATTAAACCTGAAAACTTTTTAATGGGTATACAGGAAAGCTCAGATATTGTACATGTTATAGATTTAGGCCTTTCGAAAAAATGGAAATTACCTAATAATCATCATATTAAATATTTGACTGGCAACAAAATAATTGGAACTGCCAGATATGCAAGTATAAATTCACACATTGGAAATCAATTATCACGAAGGGATGATATGGAAAGTTTAGGATATCTATTAGTCTATCTTGCAAAAGGTAAATTACCCTGGCAAAACTTGCGATCACAGACTAAAGAGGAGAAATATTTACAAATATCACAGAAAAAACAGGACTTAAGCATTGAAAAACTGTGTACAGGTTTACCAAAGGAATTCATCTTATATTTTAAACATGTTAAAAGCCTGGATTTCGAAGAGGAACCTTGCTATGATTATTTAAAAGGTTTATTCTTGACAGCATTCTCAGACAGAAAATATACTTTCGACTTTAAATGGGATTGGTCAACTTAACCTTTTCCTTGAAGCAACTATTGATAAAGACTGATCTCTTTATCTTCCATAATTTCTACATCTCTGATTCCCATATTCTCACTAAATCTTTGTATTCCCATCTGTTCCTTTTCTCTATCCCTATCTCTATCTCTATCTCTGCTCTTATCTTTTTTTCCTCTTTCTTTTTCTACTCTTTCTTTTTCTACTCTTTCTTTTTCTACTCTTTCTTTTTCTACTCTTTCTTTTTCTACTCTTTCTTTTTCTATTCTTTCTTTTTCTACTCTTTCTTTCTCTAGTTCTTTAGTTACATCAATGCTTTCTCTACCTTTGCTAGAGTTAACTGCATCTTTAGCTTTATTTTCTTTGTATTCCTCTTCTAATTCATCATTAACTTTTTTAAACTTTGTTGTATATGAAAACAATCTTTCTAAATTTTTATAGGCTTCTGATACTAGCTCTTTATTATAGCCTTTCTCTTTCATTAATCTTAATGCTACACGATTATTGCTTACACCAGGCTCTATCTTATATGTGAATTTAAGCTTTTCTTCGTCTAATATAATACCTAAACAAACTTTATCAAAGTCAGAGGAATTTAGAGAATGTAATTCCGTAAAATGACTGCTAATTACTGTTATTGCATTAGTATAATCTTTAAAACTCGAGCAGACTGCTAATGCGGCTGAGACTCCTTCTTCATGATTAGTAGATGTAAAAAGTTCATCGAAAAAGCATATGCAAGTGCCACCCTTCTTTATTTCTGTTAAGTATTCGTAAAAAGCGTTCATTTCAGCTTGAAATAAAGATGATTGATTTATCTCATCTGTCAAACCAATATATGAATAGATAATGTTAAAAGGTGTTGCACTATAGCTCTCTGCACATACAATTCCAATGGTTTGTGCCATCCAACTGGCAGTTAGTAAAGACCGCATAAAAGTGCTCTTACCTGATTGATTAGGACCAGTAATTAATAAATTTTTCGATATTAATATATCATTCTGTACACCATCTGTTAATAATGGATGACATAATTTTTTAACGTTTATAACAGGTACATCCCTATTATCTTTTTTATTACTATACCATGATGGTAAACAATATCCTGGTATTCGTAACAGTCTTGCTAAACATAATGTTCCTGAAATCTCTCTTGAATATTCAATTATATTCTCTAATTTCTTTAGGATCCAACAATCATCATTGGTATCATTAATGCTAAGAGAGAATAATTCGCGAAATACTTTTAAATATGTACCTGTTGATATGCTATTATTTACACCAATATAATTTAATAAAGTGTGTATATCATTCATAACACTCTCATTATGAAAATATTTATTACGTGAATCTGTAATGATAAGCTGCATATCTATAAGAAAATTCCTTATATTATCGACTTTTTCTTTAATCTCCTTTAATACAGCATATTTCTCCAAACTTGTCTGAACCGTAGTCCATATACCCCAAAAATAAAATACTAGATAAACTAAGATGCCTAGAATAATTATTGGATTCTTCCCATTAAATACTGCATTTAATGCAGTTCTTATTTGATAAGTAATTCCAAACCATATAACTTGTAATGCATGTGTATATGAAATATTAAGTCCATACCATTTCATCGCAATTATTGGTATTAATGCAGATATTATTGGCCCTATTAACAGCATTAGTGGTGCTAAATATATTTTTGATATGGTTGATATATGTAAGAGTAGAGATAGTGAGTTAAGATGTTTTTCAATTATGGAAGATCCGAAAAATAGGTTGTTGTAATATTCTGTCGTTTCATCAGAATGTTTTGTAAAAAACCATAAAATATTAAAATTTGCATGATTATTTAATTTATATAATGCAATATCAGAAAAAGATTCAGACCCAATACTTTCAATAAATTCTTTATGCAAGTTCTGCATTAATTCTCTTCTTTTTAAAAGAGTATATGCATTACTTGTTGGATTATCTAAGAGTTTTTTAACATATGGAATTGCAAGTTTATCAATACGCAATACCTTTACTAATGTTTCAATATCTACATCCGATCTTGCCCATTTATTAAATTTTACATTATTCATAATTTAATGTATAGCACATTTATTTTAAACTATTGTAACGATGTAAAATAATTACAGAGGAATTATTGACTTTTTGTGATTTACAGAATTATTAATTATTACAACTGTTTAATACTTAATTAATAATTAAGTATTTTGAATACCATACGTGACTTCAGACCAATATCGATTCTGAGCACGAATACTTTCAAGCACTTCATCATATTTTTTAGGAAGTGAAGAATAAGTAGTGCTGCAATAATTGCTAGAATGTAAGATAAGTTGTGAATGTACTTGAAGCATCCGAAAACGTACACTTTGTTCATTGTTCCAGTCTCTGTTATCAGCCTTGGCTAATGCTTTACTCATTGCAATATTATGTTTTTTGCATACGCGACCTACATTTTGTGCTTTAGCACAATTAGGACAAGTGCTTTGAATCTCTTTTGCCTTTATTATGGCACTATGCAATGATTTTCTGGGTGGTTCAACATAGGGAGGCGAAGATGAAATCACACAATAGTTTTGATTCATATTTAATTTATTAATATACCTTTATGCCCTCTTTTTTTAAGCAACTAAAAAGCGCAAATATTATAGTAATAAAAAAGAGGTTATTTTATTACTAAATAACCTCTTTTATTACTAAATAAACCTCTTTTATTACTAATTAATAATAAAAATTAGTAATAAATAAATTAACCTTTTTATTTTTATTCTAAATTAGTAA